GGATGAACGCTCTTTTCAAGAAGTGGTAGAATCTGATATGATTGACGTTGAGAGCGAGGTCACTGATATGGCTGATGAACAACGAGCGGAGCCTGATGGCTTAAGCGTGGGCGACTACGTCGAATGGAATAGCTCTGGCGGGCAGGCTTATGGCCGCGTTGATCGCATTGAGCGCGACGGTGAAATCAATGTCCCTGATGCTGACGCTACGGCCAATGGTAACGCTGACGATCCGGCTGCGCTTATCGAGGTCTACCGTGAGGGCGAGGACGGCTGGGAAGCCTCCGGCGTGATGGTAGGCCACCGTTTTAGCACACTGACTAAGGTGCAGGAGCGGGCGGATCAGGTTGAGGCCGAGCGATTTAGCCGTGACGACATGAAGACCCGCTCTATGGATGCGGAAACTGATGTCGTGAACGAGGAGCGTCGGACGGCCCGCATTGCGATTTCAAGCGAAGTCCCTGTCGGACGTAGCTTCGGAGATGAAATTCTGGATCACTCAGAGACATCCATTGACCTTGAGTTCGCTCGGTCTGGTCGGATGCCTTTGTTGCTGGACCATGACCCACGCCAGCAAATTGGCGTGGTTGAAGATGTTAGCCTTGATAGTACGAGCCGCGTGTTGCGGGGGACGGTCCGTTTCGGAAGGAACGGGCTGGCTAAAGAGGTTTTCGAGGATGTGATGGACGGTATCCGTTCTAACATCAGCGTTGGCTATGCAGTCAACAAAATGGACCGTGAGGGCAAGGATAGCTTCCGTGTTTCCTCTTGGTCACCTATGGAAGTCAGTTTTGTAAGTATCCCAGCGGACCGGACAGTCGGTTTGGGGCGCAGCGCAGATGACGACCTTCAGACCCGTAAACCTGCAACACCTCAAAAGGAGGATGCTACCATGTCTGAGAACACTCAGATCGACGTGGAAGCGGTGAAGGCCGAAGCTGCCCGTTCCGCTGCCAAAGACACTGCCGAGATGTACCGTCTCGCAGCAAACCACAACAAGCGTGACCTCGCTGACAAAGCTATTGCCGAAGGCAAGAGCCTGTCTGAGTTCCGTGGCCAGTTGCTCGACGTGATCGGCACAAAGCCACTGGACGACACAGAGATCGGCCTGTCGAAGAAAGAAGTTCGTCGCTTCTCTTTGATGAAGGCAATCCGGGCGATGTCCAACCCAAGCGACCGCAAGGCGCAAGAGGCTGCTGCTTTCGAATTTGAAGCTGCTGCCGAAGCTGCCAAGCGTGATGGCGTTGACCCGCAGGGTCTGTACATCCCAGCCGATGTCCGCCGTTCTTGGGACTTGTCGAAGCGTGACCTGAACACCACAGACGACGCAGCGGTTATCGCTGAAGACTTCCGTGGCGGTGATTTCATCGACGTTCTGCGCAACGCATCTTCGGTTATGCAAGCTGGTGCAACAATGCTGACCGGCCTTCAGGGTGACATCAAAATCCCCAAGAAGACCGCCGCATCTGCTGCGGGCTGGATCGCCACTGAAGGCGGTGCTGCTTCTGAAAGCGAGCCGACACTCGGTCAGGTCACCATGTCCCCCAAGACACTTGGTGCCTTCACTGACATCACTCGCCTGATGATGATGCAGTCCAGCTTGGACATCGAAGCCCTGATCCGGAACGACCTTTCGGTCGCTATTGCTCAGGCGATGGACCTTGGCGCGCTTGCAGGCTCCGGAGCTTCCGGCCAGCCAACAGGCATCAAGAACGTGTCTGGCATCAATGCGCCAACTGCGTTTGCCGCTGCCACCCCAACCTTCGCAGAAGTTGTTGCGATGGAAACGGCTGTTGCTGAAGACAACGCTCTGATGGGCAACTTGGCCTACATCCTGCCCGCAGGCATGTATGGCGCTCTGAAGACAACCACAAAAGACTCTGGCTCCGGCCAGTTCGTGGTTGAGCCGGGCAACACAATCAACGGCTACCGCTCGATTGTGTCGAACCAAGTCACCGCTGGCGACCTGTACTTCGGTAACTTCAGCGACTTGCTGATAGGCATGTATGGCGGCCTCGACATCACTGTCGATCCATACACCAACAGCACAAGCGGCACAGTTCGCATCGTTGCTCTGCAAACAATGGATGTGGCTGTACGTCACGCCGTATCGTTCGCATACAACAACGACGGCGTATAATGACGCTAAAATGGCAGGGCTTAACGGCCCTGCCAACCTTACAAGAGGATGACCCAATGCCGTATCTAATCACCAAATCCTGTGTCGCAGGTGGAAGCCGCCGCAATGCGGGGGATGTTGTTGATCTGACCGAGGCAGAGGGGCGCGGCTTGATTGCAATGGGCCGCGCTGAAGCTGCTGTCGTTGTTGAGCAACCAAAAGTTTCTGACCGCTCTGTCGCGCTTGATACGAGCGAAGCACCTGCGCCTAAGAAGCGCATGAAAAGGGGCAAGTCGTGAAAGTAGAGATGCTGAAATCCGCCAC